CAACAAGGTTACGCAGAAGTGCACTCAGGGCAGCTTCTGCTGTGGCAGCCGCCACAACACCGGCTGCATGTAGTGAGGCGTGTTGTTTACCTTGGGATGTACGTCTTTGGGGATGAGACTTACTTGAAGACATGAATATTTTAGGCAGTTTTCAGGCAAAATTCGCGAAGTGGATTAGTGAACTGCAACGGCCCCCGAGCGGACCGTCGAATTTGCCAAATGCCGAGTGTTATGACTTAAACAATCGGCATTATTGTCTAGATGGTTTACTACCCACCTTGACATGATGTGGCTTCATCTCTGTGCCATCATCAGTTGAGCGTTGTTTTACGTCAGCCGCACTGACTCCCCACCCTGGCCCCATACCCGTTTCAACGGGTTTGGTTGCCTTTGGTCTCACCAAATCATCGTCAATGATGGTGGGACTAGTGACACCTGGATCTGGAATGCTAGCGCACAATGGTGGGTGTAACAACGCTTCGGCGGTGTCAATGCTATCAATCCAGCGAGCAAACATCTCATGGTCGAAATTGAGGGAGGACAATGATTGATTCACAACATCTTGCATCCATGCACGTGGTTCATTTGGAAACTGAACATCCACATCAAAAGTTCCCCACCATGTTGTTAGATCTTCGGCCTTCGCATTGCGAGTAGCGCCTAAGATTTGCACGGCTTTCGTGACCAATGGGCCCACGATCGGGGTATTCTTGTCTGTGAGATAGAAAGATCTAGCTTTCTCTTGCAACTTCTCCAAAGGGGTCAGTGTGGCGGCAACATTTGGTGTGGTATGGAATTTGGCAAGTTGGCGTTGTACGTCGCACACGGAGTCTGGTTCACCAGACCACACGTACGGACCATAAAAACGCGACAGAAAGTTCACACCAATGTCTCCACGTTTGATAACGTTGCTGAGTTTGAGGTCCTGTCCGACCATGGTGCATGCTGCTTTCATGTTGTCAATATTCATGTCTGGTGTGAGTCCGTCATCACCACCATACATGCCAAGTTTCGCCCACGCCTCATTTGGTGACATGTATGCGCCGTGTACCTTGGTCATGCGGAAAGCAAGGTAATTGATGAAGGCGTTGTCAACCGAGTTGAGGAGTGCAGTATCCGCTGTGCCAGATGCTTGTGAGAAACCTTGGGCATACTTAATCCCAAATGGAGTGTAACCTTTCAGATTGAATGTGTTGCGATGTGATTCAATGACGCGCTCAGTGTAACCATGTTTAAAGGCACGCACTAGAATCAACACTTCCAGCATACGTAAGACACGTGACTTTCGTCCGTCCCACTTGCTGAAATCTGTCATAAGTGCAGTAGTGGCTACTTTAAGAACTTCACAAATGCGGGTCGAGATATCAATGGGTTTTGAGCCGAATGCATACCATGGATGTTTCTTCACAAGTTCCGCCAGAGCGTAAATGTAACGTGAGTACTCAAGTTTATCGCTACCGGGGGGTTGTGAGATTGGTCTGGGTGCTTTCGCGCCGTCATAAGTCTCAGCCTTTTGGAACATCTTCAAAATGTGTTTGACCGATGATGTGAGGGTGTTGCCAGCTTGGTCGAGGATCCACTGTTGGCTTGGTTTGGGTTGGCGCTCGTAGACATCTTCAACGTCGACGGGGGCCAAAACATGTGGCACAGGGATAAGTTTTTCCACAAATTCATGCATGATTTTCTCCAAGAATGGCGTAGGCTCGGCGTCACTCTTGACATCTGTTACTCTTTGTTTGATGGTCTCCTTGTCATTTGACAGACAACGGACTGGTGCAAAGGCTCCATGGATGATGGGGTTCATGAAAGGGAAAATAGCTGGCTTCGCGCTATCGTCGATTGTGGTCCCAAATTGGTAGTTACGGACGGACAATTCGATAGGATAACGGGTTGGTGGGGGGGAAGGGTTCTTCTTGAGATGATACTCATACAAGACAGCAGCGGATTTTTCATCCTCACAATGTGACTTCACAGAAGCCAACGTGAGTGCCACTTTGCTAGTCCGCGCAAGGATGCCAATGACTGAGTCAGTGGCGGCGGGAACGGTCGAGCAAATAAATTCGCCGACTCTAGCAGTGGAGACATTCACACTGTTCTGCGTATGCACAATCAGCCGAATATGCTGATCCTGTACAGGTGTGAGGCGCTCCAATTCTGGTCCAGAAATCAGAGCACTCAAAATGGCCGGGATGCCAGTCCACTTTGCAACAGGTGCAAGTAAGACCAACTCATGCTCAGGGTCCACAAACTTTCTTTCCACCATGTAACACGCACTTTCCACGGTGAAGCCGTGCCAGATACGCCTGACCATGAGAGAGTCAGGACCGTAATTCCAGATTTGGTGCGTGTAATGTGCTCCACCAGTGACAGTGTACTTAACTGAGTTATCAGCATTGAATGTGTACGCATAGTCGTTGCGAATGGCGGCGGCAGCATTGGGTTGGAAGGTGTACAGAACGGTGGGCTTGAATTCTGAGGCGAGCATGGATGGCATGTCGATGTAGTAGTCAACGTCAACCATAGCAATGACAGAATGCTCTGGTGGCGCGTATGAGTTGCCTGGCACAGGTAGATCCTTAGCCCAATGAAAATCACGTGACCCGGCGCGGTTATACCGCATGTCTGACATGGATCGTTGGAAATAATATGGGATGTGGCCGATAAGGGCACCAAATAAATCAATGGCGCCCGAAGCGGAGGAGCGTGCGGAGGCGGAAGAACCGTGTGTGTGGTCTGCAAGGGGTTTGAATTGGGAGATGGACAGATCACGAAAAACGGAACGCATAGTGGCAGGGGTAAGTGTAGGCCTCTGTGCGTGGCTTGCTAACCAGCGGGTTAACATGGAGTGAACACCCTCGTTCCATGCCCGCCATGTCCTGAGAAAGATACGATACGAAATGAAGCTATAGAGCTGATTCGCAACGCACAAACCCCCAAGGGACATGAGCAATATACGCCTGACAGGTGGTAGGGATGTATAAGCAGCTGTCAGGATTCCGACTGGCTTGAGGACCAGTCGTTTTAACGACGCAAGGATCACGCTTGGGTCGGAGTTCATGGCTAGGGCTCGATTGAAGATAAGCCGGAGGAAATTCTGGGATGTAGTCATGATATAAACGGGGAAAT